CCGGATAAGGAGGCAAGCCATGCCGAAGTACCTAGTGACCGGCGGCGAAGACGGCCAGTCCGGCATCAACCTCAACGGCAAACGCTACGAACCAGGCGACGTCGTCGACATCGCCAAGCCGAAAGGGCTGTGGCTGATCGACGAGGGCTATCTGACCCTGACGTCGAAAGCCAAGGTTGCTGCTGCCCCGACCGACGATGGAGGTGAGTGATGCCTACGTTCGTGCACGGCAAGGGAACCGCTGTCTACCTCGACGAGTTCATAATGACCGACTATTTCAACAGCGCCGACGTGGCATTGACGAACGACACGGCAGAGGTAACGGCCTACTCGGCCACCAGTAAGTCGTACCTGCTGGGCCTCGCCGACGGCACCTTGTCCATGTCGGGCATGTGGACCGCCGACACCGACGGCTCCGACGAGGAACTCCACGCCATCCTCGGTTCAGCATCGGCGGCGAACATCACGGTCGCCCAGGCTGGCGGCACGATCGGCAACCGGGCAACCATCGCCAGGTGCGACGAGGTCAACTATTCCATCAGCAACCCGGTCGCTGACGTTTCGACGGTCACCGCCGACTTCCAGGGCACCAGCACTTCCGGCGCACTCGGGGCGATGACCTACGGGGTGACGGCGGGCGTTCAGTTGTCCACGGGAGCGTCGATCGACTACAACGCGCTAGGGAACCTGGCCGGGGTGGACGCCCCACTCGCTGCCTCGTCGTCGGCAGGCGGAGCCGGATTGCTGCACGTCCCGACGAACAGCATCAGCGGCGGAACGACGACAATCAAGATTCAGCATGACTCGGCATCGGACTTTTCGTCGGCTGCCGACCTCATCTCATTCACCGCTGTCGGGGCTTCGACCAAGACATCGGAGATGGTGGTGTGCTCAGGCACCGTGAACCGGTACGTCAGGGCAACCGCCAGCACAGCAGGCTCCTCAGGGAGCATCACATTCATGGTTACTTTCGCACGGTTCTAGGAGGACCAAATGCCAACCTTTGTTCACGGAAAAAGCACCGACTTCGAGTTGGACGACACCGGGGGCACATCCCGGTCACTCGCCAACACCCTGACCTCGGTCGACTTCCCCGAAACCATCGACACAGGGGAGGTAACGGCATTTGGGGCCACCTCGAAGGCGTACCTGGTCGGATTGCGTGACGCCACAATCTCGGTAAGTGGCCTGTGGGATGCAACGATCGACGGCTACATCATCGGCACCGAACCAGCCACCAGGACGTTCATCTTCGGCCCGGCCGGTTCGACCGGAGGCAACGTCAAATACACCGGCGAGTGCATCCTGACTTCGTACTCGATCTCGAACCCGGTCGCAGATGTCGTCACCTACAGCCTGGACCTTCAGGTCACCGGGGATGTGACGCGAACCACCTACTGAACCTGACCAACAACACAAGGAGTGACCATAGTGTCCATCAGGGAAACCATCCAGGCTGCCGACGACGGCAGCGCCACCGCCTACGACATCCCCGAATGGGATGTCACGGTCGAAATCCGGTCGATGACCGCCCGGTCGCGTGCCCAGTTTGTTGCCGAGTTGTCATCTGACGACGGCACCATCGGCGGCCTGACCGACCCTGGCCGCATCGAGGGCATGTGGTGGCACGTTATTAGCCAGACCTGCTTCGACCCGGCGACGGGCGAACTGGCGTTCGAGGACGGCGACGAGGAGTGGCTGTTCGAGAAGAACGCAAAGGTCGTCAACGACCTCGCCAACGAGTGCATGACAGCCTCCGGGTTGACGGAGGAAGCGCAGGGTGACGCGGGAAAAGATTCCTCGGGTTCGCTGACCGCCGTGGACGGCGAACTCCTGAGCGTCGCTTCTACTTCCGGCTAGCCAGGGAACTCGGCATGACGGTCGGCGAACTCCTAGATCGCATGTCGTCATCCGAGTTGACTGAATGGGCGGCGTTGTACCGCCTGGAGAATGAGGAAGCCACCCACCAGCGCAAGGTGGCCGACAGCCGTAGCAGGCGGAGGCGGTAGGCATGGCACTTGTCGGAACCGTCAAGGCGGTCATCACAGCCGACGTCATCGGTCTGAAAAAGGGCTTGGCTGAGGCCAACTCGTCGCTGACCCGCTTTTCCGCCAACGCAAAGCGAGCGGGCAAGTCGATGACCATGAAGGTCACGATGCCGCTGGTCGGCCTGGGGTTCGCCGCCGGGAAGATGGCATCCGGGTTCGAGTTCTCGATGACGCAGATCGAAACCCTGGTGGGGCGCACCACAGCCGAGGTCGACCAGTTGACCGAATCGGTCTTGGGTCTTTCGGGCGTAACGGGGCGGGCACCGAAGGAACTGGCCGACGCGATGTTCTTCATCACGTCCGCCGGTTTGGACGCCGCATCAGCCACGGCAGCCCTGGAGGCGTCCGCGAAGGCGGCAGCGGTCGGCCTGGGCGACACGGCAATCGTCGCCGATGCTGTCACCAACGCGATGAACGGCTACGGCATGGCAGCCGACGGTGCAATGTACGCCACCGACGTGTTGGCAAAGACGGTGGAGCAGGGCAAGGCGTCGGCGGCGGACCTGGCACCACAGTTCGGTCGTCTGATCCCGATGGCTGCCGAACTAGGCATCTCGTTCGACCAGGTGGGTGGCGGGTTGGCGTTCCTGACCCGTGCATCCGGCGATGCGGCAATGTCGGCTACTCAGTTCGGTGGCGTGATGAAGTCGATTCTGAAGCCGTCGCAGATGGCGAAGAAGGTGATGGAGTCCATCGGCATCGACCTGCACGAACTGCGGGCGGCAGCGTCCAAAGACCTGTTGGGTGCCCTCCAGGGGCTTCGCCGGACGTTGGAGGAGAACGGCCTGGAGATGTCCAACGTGTTCGAGGACATCCGTGGCCTCAACGGCGCTTTGCAGTTGACCGGGGTGGCAACCGACCAGGCGCGTGTCGTGTTCGACGAACTGGCCGATTCGACAGGCAAGTTGGACGAAGCGTTCGAGGGAGTCCAAAAAACGGCTCAGTTCAAGATGTCGCAGGCCATGAGCGAAATCAAGGCGTCGCTGACCGAACTGGGTGGCGCAATCCTGCCGGTGGTGGTCCCAATGTTCCGGGCGTTGGCGGCGGTGATCGGTTCGATGGCTGATGCGTTCAGCCGTCTGTCGCCGGGGATGCAGACAGCAGCGGTCATATTCGGTGTGGTCCTGGCTGCCGCCGGGCCGCTGATTTGGGTGTTGGGGTCGATCACGAGCGCATACTTGACGCTGGCGGCTGCGGCTACTGCTGCGACGGTGTCGATGTCGGCGATCCTGGTGCCGATCGCAGCCATTGTCGCCGTAGGTGCCGGACTGTTCGCAATCTTCAGTCGAGGTGCTGACGACGCGAAGAACCTGGAAGAAAACACCGACCTGCTTCGCCAGGGTTTGGTCGATTCCGGCGAGGCGTCGAACATCCTGACAACGAACCTCGAAACCCTCAGCGACCGCTTCGGTGCCCTTGTCGATGTGGTCGACCCTTCGACGTCGTCACTTGAGGGGTTCCGTGGCGAACTGGTGCTGCTGCAAGGTCTGCTGGATCGAGACATCCGCGAGTCGTTCGGCATCTACATCAACGACATGGACCACCACAACGCGTTGATGGAGGCCGGGTCGGACCTGTACCGGGACGCCGCCTCGAATATCGAAACCATCCTCGCCATGCGGGACGACGAGATCAGCAGTCTCGAAACGCTGACAGCGATGCTCGGGAAGGACACAGAAGCGATCCTCGCGGCGGTAGACGCCGGGGAACTCGAAGTCGATGTCCTGAAGGCCATTCTGTTGACGTTGGCTGATTCTGCGGACGCCCACGAGAATAACGCCAACCTGTTGAGGGAGGATGCTGAGGCGTACTTCAATACGGCGAAGGAAGTCGATGCCTACGAGGCGGCGTTGAACGACGGCCAACTGGCAGTCGTCAACGCCATGCTGGCCGAAGGTGACCATGTCCGGGCGTTGGAGATGGTGATTGCATACGCCGGTTCGGCAGAAGCGACGATCACCAGGTTGGCGGCGGCTGA